ATGGAATATTGTAATCACAGACAAAACGGTATTAACGCACAGACTTTTATTGACTTCTATGAATCGAAAGGTTGGATGATAGGCAAGAGTAAGATGAAAGATTGGAAGGCAAGCGTTAGAACTTGGGAAACAAACAACAAAATAAGGAATGAACAAAATGCAGATAAACGAAATTCTAAAAGCGAATATGCAAAGCTTAACTCAGACTACAACAAATCAACCAGCCTCCTTTAACAATGAGGAAAAGGATTCTATTGCTTATTTTTTTATGCGATTACAAAACGTTTATGGGGTAGCGCGTATGCAATCCCAATGGCCTGATTCGGAATCTCTACAATTAGCTAGGAGAGAGTACGGTAAAAAGATAGCGAAGTTCAGTCGAGAAGAGATTAACAAGGCGTTTGACTTAACACATTCAGAAAAGGAGTCGAACAACAAGCGATTTGAGTTTCCTGACATTGATGCAATTCTTGGATTGTTGACTAACTCAGGAGTATTTACTGGGTCAGGTGGTACATTGTCACATAGAATTTACAAACCAGAAGAACTATTAGGTGTTGGCACAAAGGAAGACAGAAGGAAGGTTGCGTTAACAGAGATTAACAAACTAAAAGAAATGTTTCAGTAAAGGAGAACCATGTGAACGCTAAAAAATTGTTTCAGTATCTAGGCAGTAATCCTAACCTTGTCTCTGGAAAAATGTATGACCGAAAGGAGTTGGCTAGAGCGTTTGATATTTCTTATACGAATTGTTGTGACAAGCTTAGACATAAAAGCACTGCTAGGGATCATCTCTTTGAAGAAAAGAAACGAACCAAACCCAAGAAAGAAGTTAAATTTATAGACGAGTCTACTGACAAGTTTGAACGTCAAAAATGGTATACATTACAGCAGATTGCAGACCTTACTGATTTATCTGTCGATACCATTGGAAGAAGAATAGGCAAAGGAAAGTATTTTGGACACAAACATATTAAACCAAAAGGCAAAGTAGCAGAAAAACCTGAAGTTCATCTAAGCATTTCGCAAACATGGCTTAGAAAAAACTTAATTAAAAGGAAACTTTAATGGGCGAAGCATACACAATTAACAACGAACATAAGAAAGAAATGTTTAAGAAGTTTGTTGATAAACTTTATGAGGAAAGACAATACATTACGTTTACCTACACCTTTGGGAAGCCACGATCACCCAAACAACAAGCCGCACTTGAGGTTTACTTTAGAGAAGCCGCTAAAAGATTAAACGATGCAGGGGTCTACCACCAGATGAACGCTAAATTCATAAAAGGTGACATTGAAATACCGTGGACCCAAGAATCTTTCAAAACATTTTGGAAACAAATACAAAACACAATGTTTGATATTAAATCAACAACAGAAATACAGTCCGACAAAGTAGCCAAAGTCTATGATGCTATCAATCGGGGCTTAGTAGAACGTACAGGGGTGCATATTCCCTTTCCATCAAAAGAACTTACGGAAAAATAAAGGAGAAATAATATGGAATATATATGCGGAGTTGCATGGCTTGCCATCATGGTCGTATTAGGCAGTGGATACTGGCTTCTAGTAGAAGATGAACAAGCAGAATGGGATCGACAAAAAAAGAAAACCAAGAAGTAGTCACGGTAAGGGTCATGGAAGGGCCATTAGAGGCGTTTTAAGGGCTGTTTCAGCGCGTTTAAGCAAAAAGATAAGCTACCCTACAGGGTATGGTAAAATAAAAAATAATGGAGGTTTAAATGTTGTTTTTCCCAACACAAAAACAAAACGCTGAAGCTAGGCAAGCATCATCTGGGTCAGCATTCAATAGTAAAACCATTCTTAAAAGTGGAACTGGTCAATATGTTGGTAATTTAGCTGAAATAATTTTTCAAGATTATTTAAATGAATTGATGTTAGAGCATGATTATACAGCAAAGACTTCTTATCATTATGATTTTAAAGTTGGTGATGCAACATTAGATATTAAAGCCAAGCAAAGAACTGTTAAATGTGAGCGTGATTATGATACTCATGTCGCTTTGTACCAAAAGAAAAGTTTCTGCCATTACTATGTGTTTAGTAGTGTGCTAATCCCAAAGGGAGAAACGCAAGCAAAGAATGTAGAGTTTATGGGCTGGCATAGGAAAAAAGATTATTGGGACAAATGCGAGATAAAGCAAAAAGGGCAAAATAGTAATGGTTTAGATGAGCGTGAACATGTAGGTAAAATGAAATACCACCAACTGCTACCTATGTCTGATCTTTTTTTAGGATTAGAAACTCATTTATATAAAAAGGCTTTTATTTAAAATGGAGAGTATTTATGGCCGTAACACTGCGTTCTAAATGTTTAACAGCGATACAAAAGTTGGCAAGGATATCAGCCGCAGATGAATATGGTTTGGTCCAGTGTGTTTCATGTGATAAGAGACTGCATTGGAAGGATGCAGATGGTGGTCACTACATAGCTAAGGGTTCTAGTTCGTATTGGGCATTGGAGATTGAGAACGTCCATCCACAGTGTAAAGGATGTAATGCATTTGGGATGAGTAAGGGAAGTGCTGAAGGTCAGTACACGTTATGGATGATTGATTGGTACGGTGAGGATTTTGTTAGGCAGATGCATCAGGACAAGAGAAAAATTAAGAAGTTATACACTGCTGATTACAGAGAAATGTTAAAAGAGTTCAATGAGTTAATTAAATACCATGAGGATAGACTGTTATGAGTACATTCCTAACTGAGTTAAGAGACAGATCTGTTAACTGCGGATTAAGTGAAGTCCCTGCCAAGATGGATTCTATTATGGAGGCCGTTTTGTATGGGTCTGCACTGCCTGCTTATGCAGTAGAAGAGATAGATATACTGTGGTCTGAGGTCACTGCTGAAGAAGAAGCATTACTTAAACCACCTACAGAAGAACAATTAAGTTTGCATCATCCTTCGTTTAATGTAGAATAAAGCAATCCCCTTTGTTGTTTTGCCCTTTCGAGGGCTTTTTTTGTTATAATTGGGGCATGAAAAATAAAAGCCTTCTAACACGTATTGGGGTATCGGGGTATAACAAACCCAAAAGAACCCCTAACCATCCAACAAAGTCTCATGTTGTTGTTGCCAAGTCTGGTGACAAAGTTAAAACTATTCGTTACGGTCAGCAAGGCGTGTCTGGTGCAGGGTCTAACCCTAAGTCAGCTAAACAGAAAGCTAGACGTAAATCATTCAAGGCTCGTCATGCTAAGAACATTGCTAAAGGTGTAATGTCTGCGGCATACTGGGCAAATAAAAGTAAATGGTAGGAGAATACTATGCCTTACGGTAAGGGTACATACGGTAGTAAAGTTGGTAGACCAAAGAAAACTAAACCAGTTAAAAAGAAAAAGAGTTTAATTAAATGAAAGGTTTATACGCAAACATACACGCTAAAAGAAAAAGAATAGCCGCTGGTAGTGGTGAGACAATGCGAAAGAAAGGTGCTAAAGGTGCGCCTACTGCAAAAGCATTTAGAGAATCTAAGAAGACTGCTAAAAGTTTGCTTAATAGGTCCAAATAACAGGCATAGTCTTTCTAGTGTCTACATGGATGAAAGTCTTTGCTACACCTATACCATTAAATCCCATTGACTGCGCGTTCTTAATGATCTCGTAGGCTTCATTTCCATTATTGATTCGTATGTCTGCCGCGATCCCTTGGGCATGGGTTCCTGCCTTTCTCCCTGCCTTTGTTTTTCTTGCCTCAATGCTATGGGTTGGATCTCTGTAACCGCTTGTAATGATAAATGGGAAGCCGCATACGTGCCGAAGGTCATCCAGTTTATTGAGGAAGTCTTCTGACATTTCATTGTTACCAGTTTCCTGACAATTAAAGTCTTCTAATCTAAAGTAACGCATTACTTCTTACCCTTAATTCCCTCAAACGCACCACCACCAAAGTAAAACCCTACAATGGTCAACATGATCCAATCAACTTTAAACGCAGAGATGATTTCTTGTACCGCAGTTATATCCCTGCCAAGAAAAAATAAACTTAAGACAAGAATGTAAGAAGCAACAAACGTAAACCCAAATATCAAAGCTAAGTATCTTTGTGCAAGCTTAAAGGGTGCGTAAGAACTTAACAGGTCTGTCTTTGCTTTGGTCTTTGCTTCTATGGCTTCTGTTTCTGAGGTATGCATGGAATCAATTAGACCCAAGCCTTTAGAAATTACATCACCACTGCCTAGTATCTGACTTAGTATACCCATTACATTATCTTCTCTAATACAAATAGACCAATGATGAGGGGGTACATACCCCACAGCATCATCTCAGTCTTTTTAA